GGCAGGCAGGGCCGCCCGCGTAATTATTTGCTTTTTGGGTGCTACCCTATTAGGGCAGAAAGGTTTACCTAATGAAAATCGAAACCCTACCGATCAGAGATCTGACTCCGGACCCGGAGAACGCTAGGCTCCACGACGATAAGAACCTGAAGGCGATACAGGGCAGTCTAAAAGAGTTCGGGCAGCGTAAGCCTATAGTCATCACGGCAGCCGGAGTGATCGTCGCTGGTAATGGCACGGTCGAGGCAGCCAAGCGTTTGGGCTGGACTGAGATCGAGGCCGTCCGAGTCCCGGGCGACTGGACCTCTAATCAGATCAAGGCGTTCGCGCTAGCGGATAACCGGACAGCCGAACTAGCAGCGTGGGACATCCAAGTCCTAGATCAGCAGCTATGGGATCTGGAGCAAGAAGAGCTGGACGTCACGCTACTAGGTTTCGAGTCTAGGATTGTGGCTGAGGTCGAAGATCCGTTCGGTCTGCTAAAAGATGAGCCACGTAAAGACGCTACTCAAATGACGTTCACCGTTACGCTGGAGCAGGCTGAAGTAATAAAAGAAAAACTAAGAAGGGCGAAACAGTCCTCACGGCTAATCAAAGACGAGAATGAAAACTCTAACGGGAACGCACTTTACCTCATAGCTTCGGAGTGGGAAGATGAGCGCTAAAGACTTAGTGGTCAAAGGTATCTCAGCTACGCAGGCCCGCGACTTCGTTAGACGCTATCACTACTCCGGAAAGGTAGACACCCGGTCAGCTCTACACCTTGGAGTCTTTTGGGAAGGCAAGCTGGAGGGAGTTCTCCAGTTCGGTGCGAGCATAGATAAAGCGAAGACTCAGCCCTTAGTGCGCGACACCTCTTGGAACGGCTTCATAGAGCTGCACCGTTTAGCCTTCTCGGATAAGCTCCCAAAGAATAGTGAGTCCCGAGCTATCTCAGTAGCTCTAAAGATGATCAAAAAGAACGCGCCGCATATCGAGTGGATCCTAAGTTATGCGGACGGTACTCAATGCGGTGACGGCACTATCTATCGGGCTAGCGGTTTCGACCTAATCAAGATCACGCCTAATCGGTCAATGTGGAGAATGCCGGACGGGCAGGTCATTTGTAAGATCGTCCTAGAGCCGGGTTTCTCCCCGGGATCGACAAACGTAAACAGCGTGAAGGCACGGTACGGTAAGACTGGGAGCGAAACGTCTAACAGGTTTCTAAACCGTATCGGTGCTGAGTGTCTAGGTGGGTATCAGCTCAAATACATTTACTTCCTGAACCCTGCGGCTAGAGAAAGACTTACCGTTCCCACGCTACCGTTTAGCGAAATAGCTAAACAGGGAGCTAGTATGTATAAGGGTATTAGCGGTAGAAGCATAAGTAGTAATGCGTCTGACTTCCGGTCAGAAGAAGGCGGTGCGACTCCGACCCTACTGCTCCAAACTTCCGGCGTCGATTTGGCAGATACCAAACCCCTTTAGGGGATTGGGAATCTAAAAAAATTTTTAAGACTGTAGAGGAAGCTAATGCCAGCGGGACGACCTACTAAGCCACTAGAGCAGAAACGCTTGACTGGCAATCCCGGCAAGCGCGCCCTGCCCGAGCAATCGGCAATAATGCTGATCCCACAAGCAACGACAGCACCTAACCCGGCTAGGCCACTTCTCAAATACGGCCAAGAACTGTGGGACCGAGTCTGGGAGTCCGGCATAAATTGGATCTCTCCAAACACGGATCTGGAGTTGCTACTAATGACGTGCGAGATGATCGACGAACGCTGGAATCTTCGGGTGCGTGTTATGACCGACTCTAGTCCTAAAGACCGACGTGGGCTACGTGAGCTGGATAAGCAAATAGTTTCTAATCTAGGTCTTCTCGGATTTACTCCGTCGGATAGATCTCGACTGGGTGTGGCTGAGGTAAAGAAAATGAGCAAGCTGGAAGAGCTAATGGCTAAGAAGGCTAACCGTGAATAGTTGGCCGCCGCTATGGATAACTCCAGTACCGCAGGACGCTATCGACCGTGGTGACGGTGAGATCGTAATAGAGTTCTCGGAAACCTTTGGCACTATCGGTAAAGACGGTATCGCAGGTAAGGTAGGCGACGCGCTGAAACTCCGACCGTGGCAGCGTGAGCTGATACGTCACGTATACGCACGCGATAAAGACGGAGGTCTTTTAGCAAGAACAGCCTTGATCGGCCAGCCGCGCAAAAATGGCAAGAGCGCTTTATCCGCTATCAGTTTTGGACTCTATTCCTTACTAGCTGAAGGTATCGACGGTGGTGAGGTATACAGTATCGCCGCTGAAAAGGAACAGGCACGTATCGTATTCGGTGAGGCCAAGCGAATCGTCGAGTCTACGGAGCTATCTGAAATGGTGAAGGTGTACCGTGACGCTCTATTCGTGCCAGCTACTAATTCCGTCTATCGAGTTCTATCCGCTGAGTCTTTCTCAAAAGAAGGCTACAACCCGCACCGCGTAATTGCGGACGAACTCCACGCTCATAAAGACCGCTCACTCTTTGACGTTATGAGTTTGGCTATGGGAAACCGTGGCAGTATTGCCCAGCTAATTTCAGTTTCTACTGCTGGAGTAAAGAAGGATATGACCGGAGGCGACTCTATCTGTTACAGTCTGTTCCAGTATGGACAGAAAGTAGCGCGCGGTGAGGTTATAGATCCGTCGTTCTTTATGGCTTGGTGGGCAGCTCCAGATGACGCTGATCACCGTGACCCTAAGGTATGGGAGTCAGCTAACCCGGGCTTTGACGACCTAGTAGACAAGGCCGACTTTGAGAGCGCCGTGCGTAGGACTCCCGAGTCAGAGTTCAGGACTAAGCGACTGAATCAATGGGTATCTTCGCAGACCGCGTGGCTACCCGCTGGAAGCTGGGACGAACTAAAGAGCGAGCGTGAACCGTCACCGGACGACCAGATTATCTTAGGGTTTGACGGATCCTTCTCGGGTGACTGTACCGTGCTAGTCGCCTGCGTAATTCCAAAGACAGAGGAAGAGAAACCGTTCCTATGGGTAGTGAAAGAGTGGGAGAAAGACCTCACGATTCACGACGACCTATGGCGGGTAGATATCCAAGAGGTCGAGGATACGATCGTGAACTTTATACAGCGGTATCCTAAAACCCGCGAAGTAGCCTGCGACCCTTTTAGGTGGCAGCGTTCTATGGAAGTCCTAGCGGACAAAGGCGTCCCTATTGTCGAGTGGCCCAGCACCTCAGCTAAACGTATGGTCCAAGCCTGCGCTAAGTTCTTCGACGCCGTCACCGGAGGTACTTTAGAACACGACGGATCTCCAGTTCTAGCAAGGCATTTAGACAATGCCGTGACCAAAATAGACAACTTAGGTATCCGCATAGTAAAAGAAAACAGAAACAGTCCACGTAAGATCGACGCAGCCGTAGCGGCCGTTATCGCTTTTGACAGAGCAGTCAGTAGTAGAATGGAAGAAATGGTTCCCGACTTCTTCTTCTAAGGGTAAAAAATGGCTACAGCAATCCAAGTTCTCGGAGCGGCGCTAATCGTAGTGGGTATCGCACTTATCTCAGTCCCGGTATCCGTCATTGTCGCTGGAGCAGCGGCAGTTTTCTTTGGTATAGCTTTGGAGCGTAACTAATGCTAAATAATCTCTTCGAAAAAAGAGCAGTAAGTTTCCAAACAATCTGGGGAGCTGGGGACGACCTCCTAGATCTGAATCAGTCCGGAACAGTTGTCAATTCAGAAACAGCGTTCAAAATAACCGCGCTCTATTCTGCGGTATCCCTTATCTCAGATACGATAGCGACCCTACCCCTAGACGCCTACATCCGACGCGACGGTACACGCGGTCCCTTCCGTCCACGTCCAGCTTGGGTGACTAAGCCTGATCTCGATCAGCAGCCTTCAGCTTTCTGGCAGTCAATTATCGTTTCTCTACTCATAGACGGAAACGCTTTTGTTCGTGTCTTCCGATCCGGTGGAGTAGTAGTAAATCTAGTTCCACTAAACCCGCACAAGGTACAGATCAAACGCAACGGTATCGGTCGCGTAATGTTCGAGGTACAAGGCGAAAAGAACCTACTCAGCTCAGAGGACGTAATCTTTATCGCAGACCTAGTTCGTCCGGGTGACATCCGCGGTATGGCTAGAGTCGAAGCTCTAAAAGATAACCTAGGTCTTTCTATCGCACTAGAGTCCTACGCAGCTAGATTCTTTAGCAACAGCGCAACTCCGCAAGGAATTATTGAGTTCCCCGGAAATCTAAGTTCAGAGCAATCAGAAAACCTTCGCCGTAATTTTGACGCTGCTCACCGTGGACTAAAAAAGTCACACAAGACCGGAGTCTTATCTGCTGGCGCACAATGGAAAGCTACCGGAGTAGATCCTGAGCAGTCCCAGCTAGAGAACTCACGTCGCCTAGCAGTAGAAGACGTAGCCCGTGCCTTCAATATTCCAAACCATATGCTAGGCGTTCAGGGATCGACAGCCTACGCGTCCGTCGAACAAGACTCGATCTTCTTCGTACAGCACACACTCAGACCAATCGTTCAGAAACTAGAAACTGCTTTTAGTCCACTACTAAATGAGGTTCCCGGCGGAGAGAACGCCTTCCTTAGATTCAACCTAGACGGACTACTACGTGGAGATTCACAGGCTAGAGCTAATGCCTACTCCATAGGACTTCAGGCTGGATATTACACAGTAAACGATATACGCAGACTAGAAGACCTGACACCTATGACCGACGCAGTAGCGGACGAGGTTAGAGTCCCACTAGCTAACGTAGCTATCGCAGACTCTAGGATCTCTACCGACGATAAGAAGGTAGCTATGGCGCAGAAGCTAGTTCTAGCTGGATACGATCCGAAGGCAGTTCTAGCAGCTCTGGGACTTCCAGCTATCCCACACACCGGAATTCCAAGCACTCAACTTCAAGCCGTCGCCC